CGAAGGAAGCGATGTCCTCAGCGAGTTGCTGCTCGAGGGAGCGCCTCGCGACGGGCTGCGTCAATCAGTTCAGAGCCTCCAAGCCGCGGTGGCGGGCCCGTTGGCGCGCCGCTTCGAGGTCTTCGGGTCGAGTGAGCTCGATCTTGCCGGTGTGTTCGACCCGTGCCGACTCGCGCCACTTGTCGGGGCGGCGAGCTTTCAGGACGCCGAACACGGCGAGGATGTTGCCCGGCATTTTCTGCGTCGCCATGCGGAACAGGTGGTCTTCGAGGTGGTCGGTGTTGATTTCCATGGCCTGGCGGTAGCGGGCGGCGAAGTCGGCGTCGGACCGGATGTGGTTGAAGACGGTGACAGTGCTGACGCCGACGCGGTTGGCGCATTCGAGGACCGACAGGCCGGTGCAGTAGAGGTCGAGGAACTCGGATTTCTTTTCCGGGGTGAATGTGCCGGGTGTGGAGCGGCGGCCGCGGCGTGCGCGCGCGGAGGCGGGTGTGGGCGCGTTAGGCGGTTGGTCCTGTGTCATGGCTGGGGGATATACACAAGTGGGTGTGTGGATGCAATGCCTGTGGGTGGTTGATGGCGCGTTGGATGGTTGCTTGGTTGACGCCGAAGCGTTGAGCGAGTTGGCGTTGTGTTGGGCGTCTGCCGCATGATGGGCAAGGGGTGAGGTAGGCGAGGCGGATGGTTTTGAGGCGGTGGAGGTAGTGTGGTTTTGGGTATCGCATGGTTTTGGTGGCTGGGTATGCCTTACACCAGGGTATCGAAGTGTAAGGCAAGTGTAAGGGGTTCAATCACCGGTATTTATAGGGTTCTTACACTTATTACATTTATTACTCTATATATAGAGTATATAATTTATATAGGGGGTATATAGGGTGTATAGTAGGAAAATAAATAATATAAGGGGAAGGGCGTAAGTCCGTGTAAGGCGTAAGGAAGCGTAAGGCGCGGTTGGCGTGTCTGTTGGGCGCGTTGGGTTTTTTTCTGAGTTGGATGCCAGTTGTGCCATGCGCGGGATTGGCTGTATTTGATGCGTTCTTACACTCATTACGTTTCTTACACTGTGGTGTTAGTGTCGTCGCGCGACCGGATGGAGGGTGTTTTGCGCGGGAGTCGAGGTGGGGAGCAGGTGTAAGGAATTTTTGGTGCTGGGTGGGTCGTTGGCGGGTGTTGCGGGACGTCGATGACCGCCTAGTGGTCGCGTTTTGGCCTAGATGACCGCCTGGTGGTCGCGTTTTTGGCGGTGCTGCGTGCGAGATCGCGTCGTTGCGGCGTGAAATGACCGCCTAGTGGTCGCGCGCATGGTCGCAATGACCACGTGGTGGTCGCGTTGTGGCCGAAATGACCGCGTAGTGGTCGCGTTTATGACCGCGTGGTGGTCGCGCTTATGGTGGTGCTGGGTTCGAGGTCAGTTTTTGGGCCGCGAATGACCGCCTGGTGGTCGCGTGCATGGTCGAGATGACCGCGTGGTGGTCGCATGTAGGGCCGCAATGACCGCGTGGTGGTCGCGTGGCGGGCGCATGATGGGGGGTGTGTTATCCGCATAGCGGTCGCGGATGACGATAGCGTCACGTCATGCTTGACACGTCATTAGCGACGTGGAAGAGTGTCATCACTGGCTCGCGGTGAGCCACAGAGGAGAGGGACGATGACACCACAGAACGCTGTACAGCAGGTCGTCGCTGCGGCTGAAGCCCAGCGCATGGTGCGGCCATGAGTCTTGTCGACCCAGATCCGCAGCTTGCGCGCATTTTGGAGATCTACGACGCGGCGGAATATGGCGACATGGTGGTGCTGCGCAAGGCGGGGCAGCCGGCGATTGCGGTGCGGGTGGACGGCGACGATGACGCCATGGCGCTGGTGGATCGCATGGTCGCGGACGGCTGGAGCCGGGAGGAGTGTTATGAAATCGGGACGACGTGAGGTGACGCCATGAGCACACTTGACGAGGACACGGCGAAGATGCTCGAGGTTGTGGATCGTTATCCGGATACGGGGGCCGCCAGCGCCGCCAGCGCGGACGAACAGGATCAGCAGCCTGATACAGGCGCAGCCGACGCGGACACGGCAACAATGCGCGAGCTGCTGAATCGTTACGACGAGCTGCGCTGGGCGGTGTCAGAACTGCGCGACTGCGTCGAGCGGCTGCGCAAAGATGTCGATAAGCTGCGCTGGCTGGTGTTGCCATGAGTGATCGCGTTGGGAGGCTCATGCGATGACAAGCACTGTCACTGAGTCAGGTGGGCTGAATATCAATCGCAGTGCTGTTGAGCTGGGCGCGCTGGCGCTGCGCTGGGCGGAGGCGAACCAGGCGCTGCACGACTACCACATGCCGGCAGCGGCGCACGCGGAGCTGTGCATCATCGAGGCGATCAAGCAGGCGGAGTATGCCGGGCTGACGCTGTTGCAGGACGACCTGACCGCGGCGCTGACGCACGTGGATGGGTGCTGGAAGGCGCACTGTGCGAAGGAGGATGCGCTGGCGGCTGCGGAGAAGCGAGCGCGCGAAGACTTGATCGCGGCTGGAGTGAACCCGCTGAGTCAGGGGGATGTGGATCGGCTGTACGGGCTGCTGGATCGATCCGGGCTGACGATCGAGCAGTGGACGCTGGTCGAGACGGAGATGGAGCGGGAGCTGGGTGCGGACTACACGTGATGGGGGATTGAGACACGGTCGCCGAGAGAACCATGACTGGCGATCGAGACATATGATCGGAGAGAACCATGCATGCGGATCGAGACACGCGAAGTGAGAGAACCATAGTCGGAGATCGAGCCACGCGAAGTGAGAGAACCAGGCTCTCGGATCGAGACATTGTCGTTGAGAGAACCATTGACGAGGATCGAGACATGATTGACGAGAGAACCATCGTCTGGGATCGAGACACGCGATGCGAGAGAACCATACTCGCGGATCGAGACATTGTGTCGGAGAGAACCACTGTTGCTGATCGAGACACGTCCGAAGAGAGCACCACGGACATAGATCGAGACAGGCCGCATGAGAGAACCATTCCGGCGGATCGAGACACACTGCTGGAGAGAACCAACAGCATAGATCGAGACAGGAGTATCGAGGGCACCAAGCACGCGGATTGAGACAAGCATCGGGAGAGAACCAGTTGTTGGGATCGAGACATTTCTGTGGAGAGAACCAAGCGGTGAGATCGAGACATTAAGCTTGAGAGAACCATGCCAGAAGATCGAGACAAAAAGGCCGAGAGAACCATGACGGAAGATCGAGACACTTCGCCGGAGAGAACCAATGATGTGGATCGAGACAAGTGGCCAGAGTGAACCAGGCACTGTGATCGAGACATTCGGCGAGAGAGAACCACATTCGCGGATTGAGACAGGAAACGCGAGAGAACCAGGTGGGAAGATCGAGACACGCCCGCAGAGAGAACCAATGCCTTGGATCGAGACACGTGCCCGGAGAGAACCATGCGCCCGGATCGAGACAGACGCTGCGAGAGAACCGGAGGACGCGATCGAGACATATATGTGGAGAGAACCAGGATAGGGGATCGAGACAGGCCTCGCGAGAGAACCATCAGCGATGATCGACCCACGACCAGCGACAGCAACATCTGACACAACCGACGGATCAACCAAGGAGAAATCAATGGATACACTGGAACCGATTGCACGACTGACGAAGGACCTTGCGAACGCGGCGCGCACGTTGAGCGCCGGCGAGGCGCGCTTCCTGGTGGACGCGTACTACGCGATGCAGGAGAACCGCATCCGCACGCACGCGCAGGTGCGGGCGTTGACCGAATCCAATGAGCCGCACGACGTGCTCGCGTGGCTGGCGGCGCAGGACGAAGCGCTCGAAGGACAGATCAAGCGCGCGCTCGGCAAGTACGCCGAGTCGAAGCCGGTCGGCGAATGGGCCCTGAGCGTCAAGGGCATCGGCCCGGTGATCACCGCCGGCCTGCTGGCGCACATCGACATCACGAAGGCCCCGACGGTCGGGCACATCTGGCGCTTCGCCGGTCTCGACCCGACGGTGACGTGGGACAAGGGCCAGAAGCGGCCCTGGAACGCATCGCTCAAGACGCTCTGCTGGAAGATCGGCGAGTCGTTCGTGAAGGTGTGCAACGCCGAGGATGCGTTTTACGGGCACGTCTACGCGCAGCGCAAGGAGCTGGAGACGCGCCGCAACGAGGCGGGCGAGTACGCGGAGCAGGCCAAGGCGATGCTGGCGAAGAAGAAGTTCCGCAACGAGACGGACGCGAAGAAGCACTACGAGGCGGGCCGCCTGCCGCCCGCGCATATCCATGCGCGTGCCAAGCGGTATGCGGTGAAGCTGTTCCTGGCGCACTACCACGAGGTGGCGTACAAGGACCACTACAAGACGGAGCCGCCGCTGCCGTATGCGATTGCGCATCTGGGGCATGCGCACAAGATCGCCGTGCCGACGTCCGAGTCATCGAGGCTGACATGATCACCAACGAGCACACCGCGCCGTGGCTGGCCGCCATGCGGGAGATCGAGGCCGAGCCGCCGTACCGCGATGCGGACCCGGTGTTCGAGCGTGCCGAGCGGCTGGTGCAGATCGGCAACGAGCTGGCGCATCTGGGCGTGCGCGCGAGCCAGTTGCGCGCGGACCTGTACGCGACCGAGGCGCGCATCGGCGAGCTGCGGGGCGAGTTCGCGGCGCTGGCGGGAGAGCTGCCGTGATCTGCACCACGCTGAACAAGATCCGCGAGCACGGGCCGTGCTCCAATGGGTGGCAGAAGCTGCTGAAGCATCTCGGCAAGACGGAGGCGGACGATGAGCCGTTGCCGCTGCTGACCGTGCTGGACAGCAATGGGCTGGACGATGCGATATGGTGCTTGCGCGCCGTGCCTGAGCACAGCGCGCTGTGGCGTCACTACGCGGTTGACTGTGCGGAGCGGGTTGCGCACCTGCTCACGGACAAGCGCATCAGCAGGGCGTTGCGCGTGGCACGGCGGCACGCGCTGGGGCAGGCGACGGACAAGGAATTGGCAGCCGCAAGGGCCGCCGCAAGGGCCGCCGCATGGGCCGCCGTAAGGGCCGCCGCATGGGCCGCCGCAAGGGACGCCGCAAGGGCCGCAGCAATGGCTGCCGCAATGGCTGCCGCAGGCGCAGCAAGGGACGCCGCAATGGCTGCCGCAATGGCTGCCGCAGGCGCAGCAAGGGACGCCGCAAGGGCCGCAGCAGAAAAGGCATGGCAGGCCGCCCGCCTGCGCAAGCTGCTAACCGACGGCGCATGGTCGCCGGTGGAGGAAGCATGACCGACTACGCTTGGCTCTTGGCGCTGTCGATTGTCGTCGGCACGGCGGCACTGACGGCAGTCTGGGCGCTGTGGTGGCTAGCCCGGCGCTACGTGCGCAGCATCCGGCATCGCCTGTTCGCGCACATCCCGCCGTCGCTATGGCCGCAGGTGGACTACCGCGTGGGCAAGAGCGTCAGGCCAAGGGACTACGAATGAGAAAAAAGGGGAAGCTGACAGACGATCAGGTGCGCGCAATCCGTGCGGTCGGAGAAGCGCGCAGCCGTACGCCAAGCGATGACGAGCTGGCGAAAACCTACGGCATTAGCAAGCGTACCGTGCGCGGCATCATGGCGCGGGAGCTGTACAAGTCGGTTCCTGACAAACCGACTGAGCCCGCGTCATAACTCCACCTCGGGGTCGAAATCCAGGTCGGCGTCAGGGATGACAGGCGTCGACCTTTTGCCTCGGTACTTCTGTTCGACTGGCTCGTCGGCGGCACTGATCCGGCTTGGACGCCATACGCGGATCGAACGACCGTTCTCCCACTTGACGGTGCTGACGAACCCGGCGCGGCGCAGGATCGAGCGCACGCGGGAAACGGCTCTATCATCCTGCTTGTCCGTGGTCAGTTCCAAAAGCTGGTTACCGAGCATTTCCTCGGGCCGCACGAATGACCGTTGCATCGCGTAGTTCAGCACCCGTTCGGTCCATGGATCGGTGATCCTGGCATCCTCATTGAGGGCGGTGGCAACGTCTTGAGGCACGTCCCAGTGCGGCTCATTGCGCAGCACCCTGGCGACCGCTTCGGCGAAGCATTGCTCGCGGTTCGCGCGCATCCAATCGAGATCGATCTTGCCGGTACGGACGCGCCAGAAGCGGCGCGCGCCGGTATCGGACTTGTTCCAGTCGTCGCGGTTGGTCGAGCAGGTAAAGACGCACTGACGCGGATAGTCGGCAGGCAGCATGTCGTACGGCGAGCGGAACGTGTCTACGCGGTTGGTGATGACGGCCTTTACTTTTTCGACGCTCGCGCGCTCGAAAGACGACATTTCCGACAGTTCGACGAGAATCCGCCCTTGCAGGCACAAGTAGAAATCTTTGCTGGTGATCGGCTCGATGGCTTCGGTGTACCAGTCGCCGCCGATGATGCGCAGGATGCTGGACTTGCCGTTACCCTCGCCGCCTTCCAGCAGCATGACGTTGTCCATCTGGCAGCCTGGCTCGAGCACGCGGCGAGCCATGCCGACGAAGAAGCAGCGGCCCACGGCGGCATGGTACTCGTCGTCGTCGGTGCCGAATGCGGCTGGTAGGACCAGCTTCAGCCGTTCGTTGCCGTCCCATTTCAGCGAGTGCAGCCATTCCTGCGCGCAGTTGCGGCGATGCAGGGAGGTGTATGCGCCGATGCCGGCCTTGATCGTGTTCGGGCTGATCTTGGTCAGTGCGAGGTTGCGTTGCAGCCACACGGTGAGGGCTTGCAGGGTGGCGGTATCGATGGGGCGCGCCACGCCGGTCATCCAGGTCGTCATCGGGCGCGAGAGGAACGTATCGAACCAGAACACGCCATCGAAGTATTCGCAGAAGCGATGGACCGTGTCTTCGTTCGCGATCGCGCGATTGTTGACGATGAAATCTTGGGGAATGCCGATCTGGTGCCAGCGGCCGGCCATCCGATGCGCCAGCAGCCTATCTAGCCGCGGATCGAACGAAGCCGGGGCATCCTCGTTGTGGACGATACTGAGCGCGGGAGTTGCAGGGTCCGGCGTGATGGGCGGCGACCCGGATGCGAGGTGAGGGGTGCTGCTAGGCGTAGCATCGGTCGCATGAAGGCCGGACCCTGCGGCCTGAAGTCTAACAGAGGTGATATGCCGTCCGCCATTCCTTTTGATCCACCGGGCGATGGCTTTGGCGTCCATGCCGGCGGCCACGGCGTCGGCGGCGTCCCATCCCTCTGACTGGCCGGTGGGGTCGATCAGGCGAATGTCTTGGCAGCCGAGTTTGATGAGCTTCTCGGCCACCTTGGCCATGGCCGCTCTGCCGGGGGTGTCGTTGTCGGGCCAGAGGTCCACGTTGCGGCCGGCGAGCGGGGCCCAGTCCACGGTGTCGACGGCTGACGCGCCACCGGGCCAGGTCATGACGACGTGCCGGCGCAGGACGGGGCGCAGGGCATCGGCGCATTTCTCGCCCTCCACCAGCATCACCCGGTCATGGGGGCGCTGTGCAAGCGCGTCGAGGCCGTACAGCGGGCGCGGCTTCGGTGCCGCCTTGGCCTGCCAGCCGGTCGAGGTCCAGCGCCACGGCGAGAACTGCTTCGACCCGTCCGGTAGATCGTACCGGGCGACGTACATGAGCAGCCCTTCCGCGTCGCGGTAGGCGTGCAGCATGGTGTGCGGGCCGTGCTTGCGGTGCGGTCCTGGCGGCTCCGCATCTTCGGGCGGGCGCTGCAGCGGGGCGTCGATCACGGTCGGCTTGCGCTTCGCAGCGGACGGAGGCGCATGGTCGTGGCCGTTCACGCCGCCGAGCGCGCGGGCCGCTTGCGCCTGCGTCAGGCCGTGGATGGCCGCGTACAGGCTGATGAGGTCGCCGCCTTTTTCGCCGGTGGCGAAGTCCATCCACACCCCGCTGTTGAGGTTGATCGACAGCGAGTCGCCCTCGTCGCCGCGCACCGAGCCGACGACATACTCATTTCCCCGACGCCGGCCTGCGGGCAACCACTCGCGGACGTAGGACTCTGCGGACGCCAGCAACTGCGCCGCCAAACCGCTAAAGTCGATGGGCACGGTCATTCCTTGATCGACAGCATGAGCAGACGCAGGGACGACTTCGGCATCGTGCGTGTGCCGCACCGCCACGCATAGACGGTGGACGGCGACTTGTAGACGATCCTCGCCACGTCGTGCGCGGTGAGTCGCTTCTCTTGCATGATGCGTTTGAGTTCGTTGCGCCGTGCGGTCGTGGTCATGTCGTCACCTTCAAGGCTGCTTTGGCTTCGATGATGCCGCGCACTACAGCGCCAATGCCGCCGGCATTGCGCACGAGTTGGAGGAACCTGCGTTGCGCGTCGGTGAGCTTGCTGTTGTGATGCGCCTTCACTTCCAGCGCGGTGAACACTGCGACACGCTGGCCGACCATGTCGGGCGTGATGACGATGGACTTGTATCCGATCAGATCGGAACTGCCGACGCACAGACCGAACTGGACGAAGCGGCCTGTGCTGTCGATCAGCCCGCCGACGTTGTTGCGCCACAGGCGCACGTCGCCGCGCGAGCACTCAAGGCGAATTTTTTGCAGTATCTGCGTTTCTTTCACAGCGATACCCCGCGCCCTTTGCGTTTTGCAGCACGAGCCGCGATGACATGCATGGCCCAACCACGAGGATTCTTGTAGCCCCTCATTTTGCCGAGCTCGGTGAGCGCTTCGAGGTCCGACGCTTTGGCTTGCTCGCCTTTGCGCGCCCGGACGGCGGGGTCGGTCGGTTTGACTTCTTGGAGTTCGCCGTCAACTTTGGCGATTTGGCGCGATTGGACTGGGTAGACGAAGCCGCACTGACTGCACTTGGGTCTGCCTGACGGCTCTGCGCCAAAACATTGCGGACAAACTCTAACAAAGACAGATTGATGATCCGCAGTTCGTCGAGTGCTTCGCTCGCGGCCTTCCAATGACCACTGACGATCCTCAGTTGGTAGGCCATGTCGGAGAGTATTTCCGGCGTGGTCGAGGATGACGGCGCGGTCCTTCCCGTCAGCCGGTCTGAGACATCGGCCACACTGTTGCAGCCAGAGGCCGATGCTTGCGGTGGGGCGCAAGCTGATGCCGACGTGGATTCCTGGCACGTCGAACCCTTCGCTGATGAGGTCGCAAGAGGTGAGGACTGTGAGTTTGCGTTGTCTAAAGTCATGGATGATGCTCCGCCTGAATGACGAGTCCATCCCGCCGTCGATGTGTGCGGCGCTGTAGCCGGCGGCCACGAAATCCCGCGCGACATGCCGCGCGTGTTCCACTGACGCGCAGAACACGACGGCTGGGCGACCAGGCGTAAGCCTCTTGTAGTGGTCCACGGCGTCGCCCGTAATCGAAGGTTTATCCATTGTCGCCGAAACTTCGTCACGCCTGAATTCACCGGCGCGTAGATGCAGCCCACTAGTGTCCACAGTCGGCGGCGCATAAACCGTGACGGGCGACAGGGCCCCCATTTCAATGAGGTCGGCCACGGTCGGGCCCTGAACCATGCCTTCGAAAACTTCATTCAGTCCCTCGCCTGATAGCCTGATGGGTGTTGCGGTGACGCCGAGCACGCGCGCTGTGTGCCATTTGCGCAGTATCTGCCCGATGGTGTTGGATGCGGTTGCATGGTGTGCTTCGTCGATCACGACGAGTTCCGGCGCTGGCATCTTGTCAATGCGGCGCGCCAGTGTCTGCGTGGAGCAGACTTGCACGGGCGCGCGGCGATCATAGGGATAGCCTGCTGCGACGTAGCTGTGCGGCACGTTCATGGCCGCCAACGCCGCCGCAATCTGATCCACCAGCTCAATGCGATGCGCCAGGATGGCGACGCGGTTGCCGCGCATCATCGCGCCGTGCGTGATGTACGAGAACATCACGGTCTTGCCCGATCCGGTCGGCGCGACCAGCAACACCGAGCGCAGCTTGCAGCGGAAAGCGGCGCGCACGTCTTCGATGGCTTTGTGCTGGTAGTCGCGGAGAACGATAGGCACAGTGTTGACACCCCTTTTTAGACAATGTATGGTATAGACATTGAATAAGTCAACCCTGCTAGGTGACACAAGTGGAATACCCCAAGACACGCGAGGAATGGCTCGCGCTGCGGCACAAGCATGTCGGCAGCACGGAAGTGGCTGCACTGTTCGGCCTGTCGCCCTATTCGACCGCATTCGAGTTGGCGGTCGTCAAGAGGCAGCCGGACCCGGACCCGGAGTTTGAGGGCAACGAACGCATGCGGTGGGGCATCCGTGTGCAGCATGCCATTGCAAAAGGCATTGCATCGGAGTATGGCGTCAAGGTGCGCGCGATCAGCGGCTACGCCATTCACAGTTACCAGCACATCCGCGCGGGCGCGTCGTTCGACTACGAGATCATCGGGCTGTCGGATGACGCGGAACCGCCAAAGGACTCGTTGCTGCGGGATATGTACGCCAAGCACGGCGCGGGCATTCTCGAGATCAAGAACGTGGACACGTTCGTCTACCGCAACGACTGGACGGACGGCGAGCCGCCCGTGCACATCGAGTTGCAGTTGCAGCACCAGCTAGCGTGCATCGGTCGGTTTTGGGGCGCGATTGGCGCGCTGATCGGCGGCAACGAGCTGCGCGTGTTCGTTCGCGAGCGCGACGACGCCGTGCACAAGGCGATTGTGGCCAAGTGCGAAAAGTTTTGGGCCGACCTCGACAACGGCGTCATGCCGCCCGTGGACCTGCCGGCCGACGCCGACATCGTCGCCAAGCTGTACCGCTACGCCGAGCCGGGCAAAGTGATGGACGCCACCGGCAACGAAGAGATTGCGGAGCTGTGCCGGGGTTACGTCGCTGCGGCAAAGCAAGCGCGCGAGGCCGAAGCGACCAAGGATACGCTCAAGGCCAAGCTGCTGATGCTGATTGGCGATGCCGAGCGCGTCATCGTCGATGGGTTCAATGTCAGCGCTGGCATGGTCGGTGATACCGAAGTGCCGGCCTACACCCGCAAGGGTTATCGCAACGTCCGTATCACGGCCAAGAAGCCATCAAAGGAGAAGTCACGTGAGTAAGGTTTACATCGTCAACATGGGTTCGGCGCAGGACGGCAAGCCTGTCGTGTCGGCGCTGGTGCGTGCCAAGTCCAAGGCTGCGGCGCTCAAGTTCGTGGTCAAGAACTACGCCAAGGTCACCCGCGCGACGGTCGAGCAGGCCGTGGAGCTTACGCGCGCCGGGGTCGTCATCAACGACGCCGATGCGCCCGACATTACGCCCACCACGACACCGGAGCCTGCCAATGAATGAGAACGCTATCGCCGTTGTCTGCCGCGCCATTGCGGACCCTGCCATGCAGGACAAGTTCCGCTCTGTGCTGCCGCCCAACGTGTCATTGGACCGATTCACGCGCGTCACGCTGACCGCCGTGCAGAACAATCCCGCCCTTCTGGAGTGCGACCGAGCCAGCCTGTACAACGCCTGCGTGACGGCTGCACAGCGCGGATTGCTGCCTGACGGCAAGGAAGGCGCGCTGGTGTCGTTCAACACCAAGCAGGGCGACCAGTGGGTCAAGAAGGTTCAGTTCATGCCGATGCCCGAGGGCATCATCAAGGAGATGGCGAAGGCCGGCATCAAGGCGTATGCCGCCAGCGTGTACGAGCACGACACCATTGAGATTTGGTCGGACGACGACGGGCAGCATGTCATGCACCGGCCCAAGGTGTTCGGTGATCGCGGCGAGCGCGTGGGCGCGTATGCCAGTGCCAAGGATGCAGACGGTCGCACGTACGTCGAGGCGATGAACATGGCCGAGCTTGCCCGCGCGGCTGCGGCGTCTCGCTCCAAGGACAAGGCGGGCAACCCTATCGGCCCGTGGAAGGACTGGCCGGAACGCATGGAGCAGAAGACCGTCCTGCACCGGCTGCGCAAGCGGGTCGCGATCTTGGGCGATGACGACGTGGTGGAGCGCATGCGCGAGGACGATGAGGCCGCTTTGCTCGACCATGCGCCGACGCCGGCGGTCGATGCTGTCGAGCCGCCGCCTGCGCCCTCGCCCTCCAAGCGCCCCAAGACGCTGCAAGCCATCGTCGAGGCGGAGCCGGAGCCTGCGCCGCCGTACAGCGATGAAGAAGTGTTCTGATGGGCACTACGCCAGCGGTGAGGCCATGAGCGCGGAGGATGCCGAGTACATCCTGCGCTACGTGCTCGCGGAGGGTCAGGTATGAGCACCCCTAGTGCCTCTTGGGAAGATGTCGCCCGCGTGCGCATGGAAGTCATCGAGCGGCGCGAGTCCGAGATTGCCGAACTGCGTGCCCGCGTCGCGGAGCTGGAGGCCGAGAACGCAAGCCTTCGACAAATCCCGTGCTGGGTCGAGTCAGAGGGCGGCAACCCCGGCTGGGGCAAGACGGCGGACGCGGTCGAAATGCTGGGCAAGGCATACGCGCGGATTGAGAAGCTGGAAGAGCTTCTGAGCAACATCGTGCTGAACGCGATCCTGACCCCTGACCCGTCGATGGGCGGCGCGATGGACGGTTACATGGTGCCGATTGACGACATTGAGGATGCGCGCCGTGCGATTACCAGAGTCTGACGTGAAGAACCTCTTATCGCGCCTCCGCGATTGGTGGTGGTGGCTGTGGACCGGCGACCAGAGCGAGGCCGCGACGCGCCGCAGGATCGAGCACGAGGCCGCCAGGTTCGGCGGGACCGTGACGTGGGACACGCCGGCGGAGCGGCGCGATCAGCGCAGCGGCTTGCCCCCCAGCGCCGCGCACGACTCGATCAGAACCCGGTAGCGGGCCAGCGCCGCGCTCTGCGCTGCCATGACATCCTCCGCCGATGCCCTCGGCGGCAGCGTCAGTAGGACCGGGCTGCGGCACTCTGCCGGTAGCTCGATCCACTTCGGCACCTCGACCACCGCGCCCGGCGCAACGTCAGGGGCCGTTGGCCTGTTCGAGCAGGCGCTCGATAACGTCGTCAGGCAAAGGATTGCGCAGGCACGCCCACTCAGGCGCGGCCAGTTCTTGGCGTAGCTTTTCACGTGTCACCCGTTCCTCGCCGGCGATGCGCCGGAATCCATCGTTGATGGCCTGCACCACGGCGTCGCGTTCGGCGATCCGCCGCTCGTACGCTTCCCGTTCCTTGTCACGCGCGCGCTGGGCGACCTCTGCCGCCGCCCGCGCCACCTCGCCCCGGTATCGCTCTAGGTCCGCGATGGCCGCCGCCGTGCGGCCCTCGGCACGTGCCACAGAGGCCCCGTAGAAGGCTTTGGAGACGCCCCAGCCCACCCCCGCTCCGACCACAAGCCCCACGACCGCCACGACCGCGACAGGGCCGGGGAAGTTGGCGAGGAACGTCCTCGCGACCGCCAGTGCGCCGATCATCGCACCCCCGACTTGCCGGTCAGGTTCGGCAACTTGGCCGCCAGCGACGACGCCATGTACCCGGCGGCCAGGGCCCCCAGCGGCGGCTCGACGCCCACGTACGGCCCTAACTGTGGCAGCACCAAATAGCTGGCCAGCGCCGCCACCGCCGCCATGGACCATCCGGGCGGGTCCAGCTTGATGTACGCCCACGGGCTGTCGTGCGCCGTTGTGCGCCAGTGCTCGCCCCACCGCGACAGGAAGTGCAGCAGCAGCCCCGCGAGGATGAGCAGGCCGGAAAACGGGTCATGGTCGAACGTCATGGCAGTGCCCCCGGTGTCGGAGTGATGGCGGTCTCGACGGAGCGTAGCGCTGTAATAAGCGCGGTGCATAGCGCCGGGTCGATGCCCGCCGTAGGTGATAGGACAACATCGCCGCCCGCGCCGATGGAGTCGGCCAGCGAGTTGTGCAGCGCACGAAGGGCGGCGATGACGCCGGTGTAGGCGGACAGCAGCGCGGCCCCTTCCACTGCAAGGTCGAACGTCGGAACGCCCGACACCAGCCGCCCGTACTGCTGCAGGCCCGGCGTGTCGCTCAACTGGTTCAGTGTCTGGCGGTACCCACGGAACGCTTGCGCGCTGTTGCGCAACGCTCCCATCGTCAACGTGCCCGCCTCGGCGCTGGCGATCAGCCCGGACGCCGTACGGCGGGCGGCGAATGCGTCGTTGCAGATGCGGCTCCACGCCGCGCCTGCCGATCCCTCGGTGATGGTGTTTGCTGGCCATGTCATGGTGTCGTCTCTCCCTCTGGTCGTGGGCATTGGCGTGGTAGGCGCGACTCATCGATGTCCAGCCACAGGTCGAGCGCGCCGGTGGCCCATTGCCTGAGTTCATTCAGCGCATCGCGCGAGCGGAATACGGCCCATTCTTTGCCGTCGATGCGCTTGCGTTCTTTGCCCGGTGCGATGCATCCGCGCAGCTCGCTCACGTAGTTCGCGGGGTGGATCAGCACGGTCGTGCGCGCCTTGCCGCGCCGTGCTGCGGGCACTTGCGAGTCCCAGTGATACACGTCGAGTGCCGGGTTGACCAGCGCCCAGACGTTCTTGAACGCTTCTCCGCTGTGCGGGAACAGCCTGTATCGGCCCGGCGGTACGCAACTGACGCCCTTCTGCCCCCCGATTCCGCCGTTGGTGGACGGCACCCACGGACGTTCGAGCGACTGCACGCGGCGGCCATGCGCCTCGATGGTGCCGAGCGTGCAGCGTGCATCCCGATAGTCGCGGTACAGGGTGAAGATCATGATCGGTCGCCGCGCTTGGTGATCAGGCCGTCGATGCGGTCGGTGATGCGGTCCGCGAGCCGCTCAAGGCGTTCCTCGCTGCGCTTTTCGTTGTCGTGCATTTCATGCCGCAACGCATCAATTGCCTTGCTCGTCGCGTCAGTCACGACGCGCATCGCTAACTCGATTTCCTCTTTGACTTTGCGGGTGATCATGTGCGTCAGCCATCTCCACATCGCGCCGAGGACGATTGCGGCGGTGGCAACGACTTTTGACACCCACTCTGTGGCTGCCATCCACCATGCAACCAGATCCGACTCTGCCATTCGTTTGTGTTCTCCATCGCACTATCTACCACTGCAACGTGCAGCCTACGCCGGGCAGTTCCCATCCCGGATTGGGTGGCTTGATGCCGGCGTTGCTGGCGTGCAGGTGCTGCACCGAGCACGAGCCATGTTTCACGTGGAACAAGCGATACCGCAGCAGCAGAACCGCCTGCGTGCGCGTCCCGCTGTAGGGCGACTCTGCGATCCAGTGCCCCAGCCCGAGCCCCAGAGACACTCGCCAGCGGGTGGCGACCAGCATGCCGAATGGCATCAAGTTGTTGCGCGTGTAGCCGTACTCGTCGTCATTGCTCGACCCGAGTAGCAGTAGACCGCCTTCCCAGTGCGTATTGGCCGTCGGCCCTGGATACGCCACGCTGACGGCGATGTATCCGGTCTCGCCCTTGCCGACGCGTGCGCCCACATCGAAACGCGTATGCGGCAGCTCCGCTGCCCTCGCGCACTGGAACAGCACGAACAGCGCAATGAACACTACGAGCGCGATGAATACCGGCTTCTTGTGCGGGAGCAATCTGCGAAGATGATCGACGAGTTTTTTCATGACACACCTATACAAACGACAATCACTGAAACGGCCCGTAACGGGTGACGCTGACATAG